AGTGAGTCGACGAGCGCGACCCAATCCTGCGCCTGCGGATTCGGATGCGGTCCGTCGTCTCGGAGGATCTGCGCCGGGATCTCGCCCTCCGCGATGAATAGCTGCGGATGCAGAGTCGAGACGTCGTATGCCGCGTCTGCCGCCGTGAACCCTCGAGTCCGCCATACGCCGCAGCGGAGCCCGTGAGTCGAGCAGCCGGCGAGCACGGTCGGAAACGCGATCCGGTTCGGTCCGTCCGAGAACGGGTCTCCGAGCTCGAGCGCGAGCCAGCCATCCGATCCGGTCTCGTCGAGATATGCCCGAAACGCGGGCGCGAGCTCCTGAGCAGAGACCGCTCCGGTAGCGATCTCCTCGTTAACCCAGAGCCCTACGCTCCGAAAGGGGGCCTCGCCGCCTTGAGCTCCGCGATCTCCGCCTCCGCCCTGTTGAGCCGGACGCCGTGAGCGGTTAGCCGGGATTCGTGTCCCGCCGTGAACTCCGCGAGCGCGTTAACCGTGTCCGTCAGCTTTCCACGGACGAATTCGGCGAGAGAGACGATCGACGATTTCGACGCCTTGTCGAACGCCTGCGCCGGGGGTCTCGCGATCGGTTCGACCCGACCCTCCTGCAGTCGATCGGAATACGCTCGAGCGTCGAACGTCGGACGCTCCGCCTGCTCGATCTTCGGTACACGTTCGGCCATCGAATTTCTCCTCCGCGATCGTAGGGGTCTCAGAACGGTATATCCGAGCGTGCGGATCCGGGCTCGTCGTCGCCGAACTGCGAGGAGTCGTCTGTCGCAGTTCGCTCGCCCTCCGTAGAACTACTACTAACCCCCTTCGGGGGTAGTAGTTCTTCTCCGGTCAGCGAATAGCCCTCCGAATCGAGAACTGTTTGAACTGCGACGGAGCTCCCTCGCAGTTTGCGGACCATGTCGAACGTGCCCCACGGTCGCGACTGCGCGCTCCGTCCGGCGGCGATCGCGAGCTCTTTCGTCGTGATCCTCGAGAACCTCGTCGGATGCTGATTCAGGGTCCATTTCATAACGTCCTCGCCTATGCCGAGCCCGCCCGTCGCCGGCGGAGCGGAGAGCTCTTTCGTCGTGCGGAACTTCCCATCCGCGAATAGCCGCTCGAGCTCGCCCACGAGATCGCGTTCCGCGGCTGCAGACTCGTCGACCTCGAATCGCGCCTCGTCCGTGTAGCGGAACCCGCCGTGCTCCGCCGTGCCGGTTCCGGCGAGAACGAGCCCGATCGCCTCCGGAGCCGCGAAATCCCTCGCGTCGACGTCGACCCGGAGCCGGCGAGCGCCGCTCTCAGACTGCGTAATCAGGAATCCGACGTCGAGCGCGCCGTACATAGCGCCCGTGCCGGCCATACGCTCGCCCGGGCTCCGGTCGCGCTGCGTATCGGTCAGCTTCCCGAAATGATGCAGAACGGCGATCGTGACGCCGGAGGAGAGCAGCGGCGCGAATCCGTCGCGTATGACGGCGAAATCCTCCGCGTCGTTCTCGCGGAACCGCGCCGCAGCGCGGAGAACGTCGATCACGACGAAATCGGCTCCGAGCTCCGCCGTCTGCTCGAGGAGCCACTCCGACGACTCCTGCCGAGCGAGATCGAACGGCCGCGGTCGATACAGCACGTGCAGCCGCTCGAGCGCCGACGAATCGGGATCGAGACCCATGCCGCGCGAGAGAGCTCCCGTTCGTGCCCGTATTGCGGCTCGAGAGCCCTCGAGAGCGACGTACAGCGCGGAGACGGGTTCCGGGATCCGATGCTCGCCGAATAGCGGAGAACCGCTCACGAGCGAGATCGTCAGAGCGAGCGCGAGCCACGTTTTACCCTTTTTCGGCGGAGCGGCGATAAACGCGAACGCGCCTCGCGGGAGGAGCCCGTCGACGAGCCACGAGATTTCTTCGTCCGCCGTATCGCGGAACGTCTCCCACGACTCCGCCGACCACGGACGTTCGCGGAGCTCCCGTACCGGCGTATCGCCGTTTCGCAGCTGCGCGAGGAGCCACGCCTCGTCAGCGATCAGCGGGAGCGTTTCGTCCGCGAAATCGACGAACGTCGGATCGGTCACGGAGCGAGACCATACGCCGCCGCAGCCTTCGCGTCGAGCGCGGAGTACGGAACCCGCTCGTGACGCAGCATCGCCTCCGCTACGCCGACGTTCGGCGCGCATCGGACAGCCCGCAGGAGCTCGAGCGACTGCCGATATTCGCGCGACTCACGCCGGAGAAACTCGCGACGTGCCCGCTCGAGCGCGGGCTCGAGCGCGTCGAGAAACGCGTCGCCCCAGATCACGAGCGCGCCCCATATCCGCCGCGGCGATGCTCGTCGGCATTCGGACACGTCGCGAAATGCGAAACGTGTAGCGGCGCGTGTCCCTCGAGCGGGTCGACCCGCCACGCGAACGGCGGATCGTACGGCTTCCCGGCGAGATCCCGCTCCGCGAGCGCGAACACGGTTAGCCGGATCGGTTCGGCGTCGACCGGCATCCGTTTCCCGGTCTCCGTGATCGCCCAGATAATCGCCGCGCCGCAGGATCGGCAATTCGCGGTTTTCACGTGAAACGCCGAATCCCGCCGTGCCGCTCCTCGAGCACGGCGAACGCGTACAGCGCCTTCCCGACGCGCGCCTCGTTCGAGCTCCGGTACGAATCGGCGTCGTCGCCGAACTCGACGGCGAGCATCCGATCGCGGAGCACGGCGTAGTTCGTCGAGTCGAGATTGAGGAGCGCCTCGATCGGATTCGCGGCTCGAGCGTCGCATTCGCCGCAGTTGTCGAATAGGACGGCGCCCTCGCGCCCGACGTGGTAATCGTGCGACATAGCCCTAGCCCTCGTCGAGTAGCGAGACCTGCAGACGCGTCCCGCCGCCGCGCGTAAACGCGACGTCCGTCACCTTCGACCGCGTGAGCGTCAGCACGTATTTCCCGACGCGAACCGGAGCGTCCTCGCCGAGCTCGAGCTCCTCGATCTTCGTCGTAACGGTTCCCTCCGCGTCGCGGATCTTCCGGTTCAGATCCTTCCGCTCGCCGCGGAGCTCCTGCCGGCGATCGAGAGCGGCCTCGAGCGCCTCGTCCTCGATCGTCTTTTCGTAGATCGAGACCTGCGCGTCGACGGTAGTCGACATGGTCGATACCTCCGTTTCTGCGGCTATGCCGCGTCGGTTTGCTTTCGGCGGAGTCGCGACTCTATTACGCCGTCGAGCCACTCGCGATCTGTCCAGACGTGATACTCCGCGCCGGCGAGATCGAGCGCGCGCGCCCACGCTGCCTGCGCGTCCGAGAGCGTGTTCCCGCCGACCTTGAGCTCGACCCAGAGAACGCCGTCGCGGACGAGCACGAGATCCGGGAACCCTGCGCCGTCCGCCTGAACCGGCGTCTTCTCCGAGAGCGTCGGTCGCGGCGCCGGCATTCCCGGGAGCTCGCCGGCGGTCACGACGAGCCCTCGAATAGCGATTCGGCTCCGTACTCCGGCGCGTCGAGTTTGCGGAAAATCTGACAGATCCGCGCCGTATGTCCGGATCGCAGGAGCACGACGATCACGCGCTCGAGGTACGTCCCGCGCGGACGCGGTTGCATTCGGACGTGATACGTAACGACCTGCCGGCGCGCGACGCGAACCGCCTCCGCGAAATACGCGCCTCGTCGCAGCTTCGGCGTCCCGTAGATATCGCGCGCCTCCTCGTTCGAGTACGGCGGATCGAGGAGCACGACCTCGAACGACGCATCGTCGAACGGGAGCTCGTGCGCGTCGGCGACGACGTCCGGCTCGAGCTCCGGATTCAGATCGACACGTGTTCCGAGCTCCGCCCGACCGCCGAACGGCTGCAGGAGCGAACGGGGCCGGCCCAACGTCTCGAATAGCCGCTGCTCGAAATGCAGCGGGAACGCTCCCGGGTAGCGCGATCGCGGCGGACGCGGGAGCCACCAGCATTCGACCGGAACCGTCATACGATCAGTACGGAATCCGCGCCTGCGCCGGGTCGTACTTCGGCGTCTCGTTCGAGATCCGCGCGTCGAGCGGGAGCGTCGACTGCCGCGGACGAGCGCGATCCTCGATACAGCGCCCGCAGACGTAGCGCGCCGGGTCGATCCAATTCGCCGGCGCCTCGAATACGACGACCGGCCGCGAGCACTCGTTACAGACGAGCCGGCGCGACAGCCTTCGGTCCCGGAGCCATTCGACGAGCGCCTCCCACGGACGCAGCGCCTCGCGCGGCGCCGCGTAGCTCGTCTCCTCGCGCCGCGTAACGGAGTCGTACGCCTTCTCGACGACCCAGAGCGGGCGCGTCGAGAGCGGAACGACGACCATCGCCTCCGTCCGCATAGAGACGAGCACGACCGCGGCGACCTTCGCCGTCCGGCGGTCCCATCGCGCGCGGCGTCCGACGAACGCGGTCGCGTACGGGTAATCAGCCGGCGACGTAAACGCGAGATCGCGACTCTTAACCTCGAGCAGATCCCGACCGCCGACGAGCAGATCCGGTACGTCCGCGAGCTCGCCGGCGCGTATCCGATCGCGATCCTCGACGACCTCCGAATTCACGAGCTCGACCTCGATCTCCGCGAGCCGGAGCTCCCGCGCGACGAGCTCCTCGAACCGCTGTCCGGCGACGTAGCGCGCGCGATGCTCCGCGTCCGAGACCGTCACGGGCCCGGACACGACCATCCGTCGCCGAACCGCGCGAGATGCCCGAGCGCCGCGTCGTATTGATCGCGCGGCGTATGCCGGACGTGCCACGGCGGAGCTCCCATATACGCGGCGTCGGCGTCGTACTCCGCCCATGAGATGCCGAACGCCGACGTAAACCGTCCGTTCGAGTGTTCCCAATTCGGATCGCCGCCGTAGCCGGTCTCGCAGGATCCGAGCGCGTACCAATTCGCCGGGAGCCACGAGCGCCAGTCGAAATGATGCTCGCGCCACGCCTCGAGCCGGAGCCGCGCGGAGCGAGCTCGAGCGACCCACGTCGCCGCCGCATAGCGCGCCCACGAGCACGCCTTCCCGCGGACGATCGGCGAGAGCGTCGCCCGCCGCCCGTAGCGCGCCGCCTGCCGGTCGTACGTGAGCGCGCGGTAATGCGACACGGCGAGACGCGCGGAGCGACACCGCGACGCGGGAGCGGGGATCGCGGGGAACTCCCGCGCCGCGACTGAATCGGGCTCGACGTTCCCGCCGGCAGGCATGAACGGAGCCGAGCCCGAACCTGAAAACCCGATGGCGAGCGCGACGAGCACGACTACGATCGCGCCTTCTCCTCGAGACGTTTCCCGTTCACGTCGGAACGGCGGAGCCCGGAGATCACGGTCGACGATCCCGGTCGCGGTAGACGTCGAGCACGTCGACGACGAGAACCCAGATCGCGACGGCGACGGAGAAAATGCACGCGAACACGAACAGAGCGAAAACGCAGCGGAGGATCTCGATCACGACGCCGGCGTACCTCCCTCGAGTGTCGCAGCGAAACGGCGTAGACGCGTTAGCATCGCCGCGGTTTCGGACGGAGTGAGATCGGAGAGCGGGTCGGAGGAGGAGACGGCGATCGGATCTCCGCCGCGCATTTCGGCGATCGCGACCGCGATCTGCGCGAGCGTGATCGCGCCGGCGTCGTTCAGCTGCGCGACGAGCCGCGCGAGCTCGAGCTCGTTCGTCTCCTCGCCGGCGACCGCGATCTCGTCGCCTCGCGACCACGCCGCGAGCTCGCGCCCGACCGTCTCCGTTAGCGGCGCGTCGAGCGGAACGTAACCGGCGAGCGACGCCGGCAGCTTGATTACCTTCGGCACGCCGGGAGCGTCCGCCATGAGCAGGAACGAGAGCGTCATTTCGTACGGGAGCCGCGGGTCGGATTCCGGGAGCCATCCGTCGAGCCCGCGACCCGGTACGACCTCTTTCGGCACGACCTCGATTTTCCCGTCCGCGCCCTTCCGCATTTCCACTTTCGGAGCCGCGCGAAAACAGAGGATCACGTGCGCGCGCGTCTGCAGGAGCGCGTTCTCGAACACGCGATGATCCGCCTTCGGCTCCTGCCACGCGAGCATTTTCCGCGACGCCTGCCCGCCCTCGAGCCGGTCGTGCCATTCGAGCACGCCGCCCTCGCCCGTCCACGAGTGAGACGTCGAGTCGACGACGATCACTTTCGCGCCCTGCGCCTCCGCCTCGAGTATCGCCGCGGCGTACCGGGAAGGCTTGAACGGCGCCGAGAGCGACGCGTGCAGGAACGAGAACTCGTCGGCGTAGTGCAGGGCTCGCCCGTTCTCCGTGTCGATCACGTGAAACGGATCGCCGCCGGAGATCCCGCGCGCGATGCGGAGAGCAGAGTACGTTTTCCCGGAGCCCGTTCCGCCGGCGAGCCCGATCAGGAGCGCGATCGCCTCCCGTTTCGCCGGCGTGAACGTGATCGCGCTCACGAGCGGGCGCCTTTATACGCCGTCCCGGGAACCGCGCGATCCTGCCGACCCTCGAGGTAATTCGCGTACACGCGCGCCGCGCGGAGCTCGAGCGCGATCGCGACGAGCGCGCAATTCGTCTGATACTCCGGCGACGCGTCTCCGCCGAGCTCGTGATTCGCGCGCTGCGTCGCGACCTCCGCCGCTTGATCCGCCCGGAGCGATTCTTTCGCGTTCATTTCATAGCCTCCCGTTTTTCGAGCCAGCGTGTTTCTTCCCACGGCGGGAGCTCCGCCCGAACCACGTCGAGCGGGTACGCCGGCCATTCGGTTTCGAGCTCGAGGAGCTCCGCCCAGAGCCGGAGCGCCGTGTCGATTTTGTCGTTCGCGACCGCGAGCACGTCCGGCGCCGGCGTAATCACGGAGAGCGCGTACGGCGGAGTCGTCTCGACGACGACCCACCGGAACACGGGAGCGCGCTCGACGTCGAACGCGCGCTGCACGCCGCGAATGTAGAACGCCGCCTGCACGTCGCCGCCGTGCTGATACAGATTCCGCGCGTACGCGTACGGATTCGCCGAGCGGCTCGTCGTTTTCAGATCGTCGATCGCGCGGAGATCCGTCCGGAGCCAGTCGAGCAGCCCGCGACACTCGACGCCGGTATCGAACCATCGCAGCGCCGCCTCCGCGCGCCCGTCCGCGAATAGCGGCGGATCGGCGCGATGCTGCGACAGCTGCGTATAGACCGCGGCGACCATTTCGCCGACCGCCTGATACTGACCGGCGAGCAGCGGGATCCGGCCTCGCGCGCGGACGTCCTCGCGCCACGCCTTAGAGTCGTTCGTCCGCCACTCCGACCACTCGTCCGTATATTCGACGACGTCGACGCCTTCGAGGATCATCGCGTGCGCGACGTTCCCGACGTCGAATTTCGCGTCCTCCGTGCGGACGTGATCCGGATTCAACCGCGGATGCTGCGCCCACGCGTGCCGCGGCGACTCCGCGAGGAGCGTCTGCGCGATCGAGCTCGAGAGCGCCGCGCGACGCGCCTTCGTGTCCGCGTGATACTCCGCCGCGGTCTCGTCCGTTACGCCGCCGGCGATCATCGGCGACACTCCCACTCGACGACGAATCCGGGAGCGAGCTCCTCGCGTTTCACGTCGCCGGAATACCATGCGCGAT